GGAAACGGATGGCGTCTGTTTTTCCGGGGCGTATCATGCTGGCCAACACCTGCACCTGGACCTATCGCGGTGATGAGGTGCGGTTATCACGGTCCGGCAGTCGCGGATGAATATGACCAGCCGACGTCCGATATCACGAAGGATAAATGCAGCAAATGCCTGAGCGGCTGTAAGTTTCGCAATAACGTCGGCAACTTTGGCGGCTTCCTTTCCATTAACAAACTTTCGCAGTAATCCCATGACAGAGACAGAATCAGCGATTCTGGCGCACGCCCGGCGATGTACGCCAGCGGAGTCGTGCGGCTTCGTGGTGAGAGCGCCGGAGGGGGAAAGATATTTTCCCTGCGTGAATATTTCCGGTGAGCCGGAGGATTATTTCCGGATGGCTCCGGAGGACTGGCTGCAGGCAGAAATGCAGGGTGAGATTGTGGCGCTGGTCCACAGCCACCCCGGTGGTCTGCCCTGGCTGAGTGAGGCTGACCGGCGGCTGCAGGTGCAGAGTGATTTGCCGTGGTGGCTGGTCTGCCGGGGGACGATTCATAAGTTCCGCTGTGTGCCGCATCTCACCGGGCGGCGCTTTGAGCACGGGGTGACGGACTGTTACACGCTGTTCCGGGATGCTTATCATCTGGCGGGGATTGAGATGCCGAATTTTCATCGCGGGGATGACTGGTGGCGTCACGGTCAGAATCTCTATCTTGACAATATGGAGGCTACTGGTTTTTACCGTGTCGCACTGACAGAGGCGCAGCCGGGCGATGTGCTGCTGTGCTGTTTTGGTTCATCGGTGCCGAATCATGCCGCCATTTACTGTGGTGACGGCGAGCTGCTGCACCATATTCCTGAACAACTGAGCAAACGAGAGAGGTATACCGACAAATGGCAGCGACGCACACACTCCCTCTGGCGTCACCGGGCATGGCGCGCATCTGCCTTTACGGGGATTTACAACGATTTGGTCGCCGCATCGACCTTCGTGTGAAAACGGGGGCTGAAGCCATCCGGGCGACTGGCCACACAGCTCCCGGCGTTTCGTCAGAAACTGAGCGACGGCTGGTATCAGGTACGGATTGCCGGGCGGGACGTCAGCACGTCCGGGTTAACGGCGCAGTTACATGAGACTCTGCCTGATGGCGCTGTGATTCATATTGTTCCCAGAGTCGCCGGGGCCAAGTCAGGTGGTGTATTCCAGATTGTCCTGGGGGCAGCCGCCATTGCCGGATCATTCTTTACCGCCGGAGCCACCCTTGCAACATGGGGGGCTGCCATTGGTGCCGGTGGTATGACCGGCATTCTGTTTTCTCTCGGTGCCAGTATGGTGCTCGGCGGTGTGGCTCAGATGCTGGCACCGAAAGCCAGAACTCCCCGCACACAGACAACGGATAACGGTAAGCAGAACACCTATTTCTCGTCACTGGATAACATGGTTGCCCAGGGCAATGTCCTGCCTGTTCTGTACGGTGAAATGCGCGTGGGGTCACGTGTGGCATCTCAGGAGATCAGCACGGCAGATGAAGGGGACGGTGGTCAGGTTGTGGTGATTGGTCGATGATGCAAAATATTTTATGTGAAACCGCCTGCGGGCGGTTTTGTCGTTTATGGAGCATGACGAATGGGTAAAGGCAGCAGTAAGGGGCATACCCCGCGCGAAGCGAAGGACAACCTGAAGTCCACGCAGCTGCTGAGTGTGATCGATGCCATCAGCGAAGGGCCGATTGAAGGTCCGGTGGAGGGATTAAAAAGTGTGCTGCTGAACAGTACACCGGTGCTGGACAGTGAGGGGAATACCAACATCTCCGGTGTTACGGTGGTGTTCCGGGCAGGTGAGCAGGAGCAGTCACCGCCGGAGGGATTTGAATCCTCCGGCTCCGAGACGGTGCTGGGTACGGAAGTGAAATATGACACGCCGATCACCCGGACCATCACGTCGGCAAACATCGACCGTCTGCGCTTTACCTTCGGTGTACAGGCACTGGTGGAAACCACCTCAAAGGGAGACAGGAATCCGTCGGAAGTTCGCCTGCTGGTTCAGATACAGCGTAACGGTGGCTGGGTGACGGAAAAAGACATCACCATTAAGGGCAAAACCACCTCGCAGTATCTGGCCTCGGTGGTGGTGGATAACCTGCCGCCGCGCCCGTTCAGTATCCGGATGCGCAGGATGACACCGGACAGCACCACAGACCAGCTGCAGAACAAAACGCTCTGGTCGTCATACACCGAAATCATCGATGTGAAACAGTGCTACCCGAACACGGCACTGGTCGGCGTGCAGGTGGATTCGGAGCAGTTCGGCAGCCAGCAGGTGAGCCGTAATTATCATCTGCGCGGGCGTATTCTGCAGGTGCCGTCGAATTATAACCCGCAGACGCGGCAATACAGCGGTATCTGGGACGGAACGTTTAAACCGGCATACAGCAACAACATGGCCTGGTGTCTGTGGGATATGCTGACCCACCCGCGCTACGGCATGGGGAAACGTCTTGGTGCGGCAGATGTGGATAAATGGGCGCTGTATGTTATCGGCCAGTACTGCGACCAGTCGGTGCCGGATGGTTTTGGTGGCACGGAGCCGCGCATCACCTGTAACGCTTACCTGACCACACAGCGCAAGGCGTGGAATGTGCTTAGTGATTTCTGCTCGGCGATGCGCTGTATGCCGGTATGGAACGGGCAGACGCTGACGTTCGTGCAGGACCGACCGTCGGATAAGGTGTGGACCTATAACCGCAGTAATGTGGTGATGCCGGATGATGGCGCGCCGTTCCGCTACAGCTTCAGCGCCCTGAAGGACCGCCATAATGCCGTTGAGGTGAACTGGATTGACCCGGATAACGGCTGGGAAACGGCAACAGAGCTTGTGGAGGACACGCAGGCCATTGCCCGTTACGGTCGTAACGTCACGAAGATGGATGCCTTTGGCTGTACCAGCCGGGGGCAGGCACACCGCGCCGGGCTGTGGCTGATTAAAACGGAACTGCTGGAAACGCAGACCGTGGATTTCAGCGTGGGCGCAGAAGGGCTTCGCCATGTACCGGGCGATGTTATTGAAATCTGTGATGATGACTATGCCGGTATCAGCACCGGTGGTCGTGTGCTGGCGGTGAACAGCCAGACCCGGACGCTGACGCTCGACCGTGAAATCACGCTGCCATCCTCCGGTACCACGCTGATAAGCCTGGTTGACGGAAGTGGCAATCCGGTCAGCGTGGAGGTTCAGTCCGTCACCGACGGCGTGAAGGTGAAAGTGAGCCGTGTTCCTGACGGCGTTGCAGAATACAGCGTATGGGGACTGAAGCTGCCGACGTTGCGCCAGCGCCTGTTCCGCTGCGTGAGTATCCGTGAGAACGACGACGGCACGTATGCCATCACCGCCGTGCAGCATGTACCGGAAAAAGAAGCCATCGTGGATAACGGGGCGCACTTTGACGGCGACCAGAGTGGCACGGTGAATGGTGTCACGCCGCCAGCGGTGCAGCACCTGGCCGCAGAAGTCACTGCAGACAGCGGGGAATATCAGGTGCTGGCGCGATGGGACACACCGAAGGTGGTGAAGGGCGTGAGCTTCCTGCTCCGTCTGACCGTAACAGCGGACGACGGCAGTGAGCTGCTGGTCAGCACGGCCCGGACGACGGAAACCACATACCGCTTCAGGCAACTGGCGCTGGGGCGTTACACGCTGACGGTCCGGGCGGTAAATGCGTGGGGGCAGCAGGGCGATCCGGCATCGGTATCGTTCCGGATTGCGGCACCGGCAGCGCCTGTCACTATTGAACTGATACCAGGGTATTTTCAGATAACAGCGGTCCCGAAACTGGCTGTATATGACCCGACGGTGCAGTTTGAGTTCTGGTTCTCGGAAAAGCGTATTATCGATATCAGGCAGGTTGAAACCAGCGCGCGTTATCTTGGTACGGCGCTGTACTGGATAGCCGCCAGTAGCAATATTAAGCCGGGTTATGATTATTACTTTTATATCCGCAGCGTGAACACCGTTGGTAAATCGGCATTTGTGGAGGCCGTTGGTCGGGCGAGCGATGATGCGGAAGGTTATCTGAATTTTTATAAAGGGTTGATCAATAAAACGCATCTCGGCAAGGAACTGCTGGAAAACTTTGAGCTGACGGAAGATAACGCCAGCAAACTGGAGGAGTTTTCGAAAGAGTGGAAGGACGCCAACGATAAATGGAATGCCATGTGGGGCGTCAAAATTGAGCAGACCAAAGACGGCAAACATTATGTCGCGGGGCTTGGCCTCAGCATGGAGGATACGGAGGAAGGCAAACTGAGCCAGTTCCTGGTTGCCGCTAACCGTATCGCGTTTATTGACCCGGCAAACGGGAATGAAACGCCGATGTTTGTGGCGCAGGGCAACCAGATATTCATGAACGACGTGTTCCTGAAGCGCCTGACGGCCCCCACCATTACCAGCGGCGGTAATCCTCCGGCATTTTCCCTGACACCGGACGGGCGGCTGACGGCGAAAAATGCCGATATCAGCGGTAACGTGAATGCGAACTCCGGGACGCTCAACAACGTCACGATTAACGAGAACTGCCGGGTTCTGGGAAAACTGTCCGCGAACCAGATTGAAGGCGATCTCGTTAAAACAGTGGGCAAAGCTTTCCCCCGTGACTCCCGGGCACCGGAGCGGTGGCCATCAGGGACCATTACCGTCAGGGTTTATGACGATCAGCCGTTTGACCGGCAAATTGTTATTCCGGCTGTGGCATTCAGTGGCGCTAAGCATGAGAGAGAGCATACTGATATTTACTCCTCATGCCGTCTGATAGTGCGGAAAAACGGTGCTGAAATTTATAACCGTACCGCGCTGGATAATACGCTGATTTACAGTGGCGTTATTGATATGCCTGCCGGTCACGGTCACATGACACTGGAGTTTTCGGTGTCAGCATGGCTGGTAAATGGCTGGTATCCCACAGCAAGTATCAGCGATTTGCTGGTTGTTGTGATGAAGAAAGCCACTGCAGGCATCACGATTAGCTGAATTTTATAACCCAGATACGGGCACCAGAAATGGTGCCTTTTTTATTGCAGAAAAGCGAGAGGTAATTATGCGTAAATTATGTGCTGTTATTCTGTCCGCAGTAGTCTGGCTGGTTGCCGCTGGTACGCCAGCGAGCGCAGCAGAGCATCAGTCCACACTAAGCGCCGGGTATCTTCAGACCCATACTGATATGCCAGGCAGTGATGACCTGAAGGGCATTAACGTGAAATACCGTTATGAATTTACGGACACGCTGGGGCTGGTGACGTCATTCAGTTATGCCAATGCCAAAGATGAGCAAAAAACGCATTACAGCGATACCCGCTGGCATGAAGATTCCGTGCGTAACCGCTGGTTCAGCGTGATGGCGGGGCCGTCTGTACGCGTGAATGAATGGTTCAGCGCGTATTCGATGGCGGGTGTGGCTTACAGCCGTGTGTCGACTTTCTCCGGGGATTATCTCCGCGTAACTGACAACAAGGGGAAAACGCACGATGTGCTGACCGGAAGTGATGACGGTTGCCACAGCAACACGTCTCTGGCGTGGGGGGCTGGCGTGCAGTTTAACCCGACCGAATCCGTGACCATTGACCTTGCTTATGAAGGTTCCGGTAGTGGCGACTGGCGAACGGATGCATTTATTGTTGGTATCGGATACCGTTTCTGACAACAGACGCCGATTTATCTTCTGTAAATATTGTTATGATACGCAGGTTCATCCACCTTATGGGGTGAACTGCGTTTGAGGAAACGTAAAGTTACACTGTCCTGAAGCCCGTGGCGTCACTGCTGCGGGCTTTTTTTATTGGTGGAAAAGTATGACAGTAAAAATTTCTGGCGTGCTTAAAGATGGCACAGGAAAACCAGTACAGAACTGCACCATTGTGCTGAAGGCCAGACGAACCAGCAGCACGGTGGTGGTGAACACGGTGGCCTCTGAAAATCCGGATGAAGCCGGACGTTACAGCATGGATGTTGAGCATGGTCAGTACAGCGTCACCCTGCTGGTTGAAGGTTTTCCGCCTTCACATGCCGGGACCATCACCGTGTATGAAGATTCCCGACCCGGTACGCTGAATGATTTTCTCGGTGCCATGACGGAGGATGATGCCCGTCCTGAGGCACTGCGCCGTTTTGAACTGATGGTGGAAGAGGTGGTGCGTAACGCAGAGGAGGCGAAGAAGAATGCCGGAGAGGCGGAGACGTCAGCGAGGAATGCCGGCATATCAGCCAGTCAGGCAGAAGAGAGCGCTGCAAATGCTGACACTTCAGCAGGGGATGCATCGGAGTCAGCCCGGCAGGCGGCAGAAAGTGCAGCCTCAGCAAAGCAGTCAGAGGAGGCGTCCTCGTCCTCGGCCTCTGCGGCCGCTCAAAAAGCCAGTGAGTCATTACAAAGTGCAACAGATGCTGAGTTGTCAAAAAAGACGGCAGAAAGTGCAGCCGGTAATGCAGCCAGGGATGCAACGACCGCAACAGAAAAAGCCCGGGAGTCAGCAGAAAGCGCACAGTCAGCGGAACAAAGCAGGATAGCGGCGGAAGAGGCCGTAAACCGAATCCCCACCGTGGTGGGACCTCCCGGGCCAAAGGGGGAACCGGGGCCCGCGGGTCCTCAGGGGCCGAAGGGAGATAAAGGAGAGCGTGGCGACACCGGCCCGGCAGGGGCAACCGGTGAACGGGGGCCGGCAGGTGATGCTGGTCCGGCAGGCCCGCAGGGGCCGAAAGGCGACAGGGGAGAGACCGGTCTGACGGGAGCTGCAGGCCCGGCAGGGCCACAGGGACCGAAAGGGGATACGGGAGCTGCAGGGCCGGCAGGGCCACAGGGACCGAAAGGGGATACGGGAGCTGCAGGCCCGGCAGGGCCACAGGGACCGAAAGGGGATGCAGGAGTCGCAGGTCCGGCAGGACCACAGGGACCATCCGGAAGCCCTGACAGCGGGCTGTTTGGTGTCGGTTCTTTTGTTCTTGCGGCGTATTACCAGACGTATTATTCGGGGGACCGTGCCCCTGGCTCAACTGTTGCCGGGTCATCACTGTCTGCATGCTGCCTTTCGAATGGTACTCCCCTGGTTGCTTCCGGTAATGTGGGGGAGACCCGTTTACCGGGCACGTGGCGTGCATGTGGTCCGATGCTATGGACATCATCTCCGGGTATCAGACAGGCAGGATTATTTCAGCGCATATCATAGAGGAGGTCATGGTGGATAAGGGAAAAGAGATTCTTGCAGTACGAAATGCAGCCAGCAACGAATATGGCGGGATAAACTGTGAGGTGCAGTTTGAAGACGCGGTGAATGAAAAAGGGGAACAGGTATGGCTGCCGTATACTGCAACGGAAACGGATAATACAGAACACGGAAAAGCATTGTGGTCTGGGCTGACAGCAGGAACGTACGGAAGTGTGAGTGCCTTTGTCGCCACGGAAGCAGTACTGGAAGCGGCAAAAGCGGCGAAAAGGGAAGAGATTAATATCTGGCGTGATGTGCAGGAGAATATGGAATACATGATGGAATTCAACGGAAGGAACTGGGATTACGGCAAGAAGACGTTGTCCAGGATAAGCATGACACGCCTGATGGCAGAGAATAACCGTCTTCCGGAAGGTTTTGCCTGGACCGACGGGGATAATAATGTGGTGCCGGTGACGGCGGCAGACATCATAGCCCTGTCGGATGCGACAGAGCAGGCGATGTTTGCGAAGGGGGTGGAGATTAATACACGGCAGTTGCAGATGAAAGCAGAGGTTGAGGCGCTGACAGAGCTGAAGGCGATCCGCAGTTACGTTGTTGGATGGCCTGCAGGCTGA